TGTAGAATCCTACAGAAAACTTTGAGCAACTAGGTTGGTGAAAGATTTCTGTAGAATCCTACAGAAAACTTTGAGCAACTAGGTTGGTGAAAGATTTCTGTAGAATCCTACAGAAATCCTTGAGCAACTAGGTTGGTGAAAGATTTCTGTAGAATCCTACAGAAAACTTTGAGCAACTAGGTTGGTGAAAGATTTCTGTAGAATCCTACAGAAAACTTTGAACAACTAGGTTGGTGAAAGATTTCTGTAGAATCCTACAGAAATCCTTGAGCAACTAAGATGATTAAAGATTTCTATAGGATTCTATCATTCATCCAACAAATCTTCGGTGATTTCAAAAAAAGTATCATATAGTTCAACAAGCTTGCCCTGCACATCTCCATCGTGTTCACCGTACTTGTATTCATGCCGCATGATATCCATGATGTCCTTAAGTGCATCCTTATACCGGGCGGCGTTAAGGGTGTAGTTGTATTCTACTTGTTCATCAGGTAGGTTAAACGTTAGTGTTGCTTTCATCTTGTGTTCTGTTTGGTGTTCCTGCTTTGCAATCTGTATAGCCTTCGTTGTAGGCATTAAGTATGTTTTCCATTTCCCGTGTTTGCGCTTTCATCATAAACGCATCCAGTTCAATCCAAGATATGTTAACCGTTTTGCCTTGGAATCTTTTGCGTAGTGACTTGCTAAGTGTCCGCAGGGCGGTTTCTTTTTTAGTTTCACTCATGTATTAAAAATGTTTTTTGAAAATCTATTTCTTGATTGATTCGGTAAATGATGCGATTCACCCGGCTAGATTCCGTGCTGCCTTTTGGCGTATCTGCTAGGTATCTATGCCGTAGCATTCGCAGTTCATCAACACTAAACTGTTGCAGTTGTTTTCTTGTCATGTGCTTTGAGTTTTAGTATTTCACTTTTTACGTGCTGGTAGTAGGCTTTCACAGAGTAGTATTCACCCGTACCTTCAAAGTCATTTACTATGTCGGTAGGTGCATTTACTATGGCTTCATCTACGCAGTACAGCGCAGCGTTCAAAGCTTTGATGTGTATATCAACTAAGTTACCTTCTTGCTTTTCGCCTTCGACTATATCAAAATAGTTCGAGTACAGTTGCCATGCTTTGTCTTTTGCTTTCATTGTTTAGCTTATTGATTAGTTCAATTACTTGTTCTTTGTTGTAATAGTGCTGCATCGAATTGCGCACATGGTCTTTGAGTTGATCAATGGTCATTGCTTTCATTAGTAGTCGCCTTTAAAGTGATTAAAAAAGTATGCGGGTATTTCGTTGTGCTTAAGCTTCATGCTTACTGCCTTACCACCTGTTGCATTGATTTGATTAGCTACATCGTCCATGCTCTTATTCGTACCACCCCAGTTGGATTGATTGTAGAACATGTAGGTGTTAGTGGTGTATGCAATCTTTGCATAATCCATGCGAGTTGATGGGTCAAGCAGTACGACCATTGCGTAATCTTGTGAGTAGTTACGCAGCACATCCAAACCACCTGCGCTAAATCCTATGAGTGCGGTTGTCTTCGGGTCTACGTTTGCGATACTGGATAGCTTAGTGCCATATGGTGCTATGTGTATTTCATAGCGTGACCACATCCAAGCGGGAATCTGTTTTTCCATCCATGCCGGGGTAGCATAGTGCATGCCGCCCCATATGATTAGTGTGCAAAGTGCGTTCATGGTTACTTGTAGGTTTGGTCGTAGTATTCAAGCCCACATTTAGTTATCCAATAATCAACACCATTTTCAATTCCATGTTCTCGTTTGAGCCCATGCGCTTCAATTATCTGCTCCTTCTCCATTGCTTTGGCTTGATGGACAATGAAATCATATGGTGTAGAAAAATCTTTATGAAATATGATTGTTGAATGTTTATCCAACGTAATCAATTTTCTCTCTTCAAGTTTGTCTAACAACCATTCTACTGCTGTTTTTTTTTTCATAGTGCTAAAGTATTAAGGTATTCACGCCACATCGGTACACGCTCCTGAAGCTTTGCGATTGCATCGGCATCAAACTCCACTACCTTTTCGTGGATGCGTTCAGCAATGGGTATATCAAACGCCCATTCATCACGTGGTGTTTCTAGGTTTGCATCCGGGTATTCGCGAAGGAATCGTGGCATGTCGTATATCATGTTACGTTCTATGCTCTTTGCCTTCTTTAAAAATACAGGGTCACCTTGTGGATCAATAAGATTTAGTCTGCGCGATAGGCGGTACTTTTCATCGTTAATCATCTCGATGGGTGCGCTTACTAGCACATAGCAAAACGTAGCACGCGGTGCGCCCGTGAGCCAACAATATGCCTGCCCCTGCCAGTAATAATCTTTGCTTATATCATTCTGCTTTGCATCCATGAAGGTGTGTATGTCCCAACTGCTTTTGATATCAGGCACGTTTACAACCAGTCCTGTTTCATCATCTTTGATAAGTAAATCGGGTGTGCCTTTGATGTACTCATTTACAAACATTTCTTCATTCTTGAATACGATTTCACCGCGTGACCTGCGCCACATGTCAATGGCATCATTCTCTACGGCTAAACCTTTCTCAATGTACTTGTTGCTTATCTCTTTGTAGCGATTGTACTTCTGCTGAATGTAGACTTCAAGCAGTGCGCTCTTTGTGGTTTCGCTAAGTCCTGATTTAGTCCTAGCATCTGTCATCAACTTCCCAAGTTGTGACGCTCTGAATAGTGTGTTGTTCATGTTATATTGATTGATGGTCAAATATACAACTATTCGGAAATTCCGAACTGTTGCTTTTTGTTATTGATTTCGTCAGCTACCTCGGCAAGTATCTCAGGGCTGCAGGCTTTGAAGATTTTGTGAAGCTGTGTGAGGTCGGTTGCCTGCTGGATTAGTTCGCGCACATACGCTACGTCCTGCTCATGCCCCCTGCCTAACGCACCCTTCAACTTAAATGGCTTGTATGTGTCCTTATTCTTGCGGTTAAGGTCACGGCCAAACACTTTACCTAATGACAATGCAGCGTTTTTAAGGCACTCTGCTTTGAGTTTACCAAATGCTAAGTCCATTGCATTAGCTTTTTTGTTATCGGGGTTTAATGCCCATCTATTGCGGTCGCTCCCCGTTACATTATCCGGCACTTTGTCCACCATAATGATGACAGATGCCGCCCCTGTACGCCTTAATTCATATCCACTGATGGGATGTATCACCACTAAATCCATTGATGCCTGCACTTCATTAGCTAATACTGCCCACTTAAAATTCTCAGTGCGCCAATGTCCAAAGAATAATTCATCAAGTGTAGTTTCTACGTGGCTAATGACTAGCGTGCGTGCTTTCTTATCGGGTGTTGATTCAATACCCAGTTCATCAGGTTCTGCATTGAGCATTTGCTGAAACTTCTGCAATGCTTCAAGATTGTCTTTGTGAAAGTTCATGTTATTATTGATTATAGATTAATACTTAGCAAGGCAATCATTTAATTCTTGACAGTAAGAAAGGATTGCGAAGATTACGATAATGGCTACGACGTAGCGAAGGATAGTAGATGCTGTTTTCATGTGTGTATGATTTTGATTGATTAATTGGTTGATTGATTGCATTTTTCGCAACACAACTTAGTCCATTGTGTGTCTTGAATGTATGATTGAAATTTTTCTATTGATACCGCATCTTTGTGTTGATTCGATAATCCGCACAATGTTCGCTTACCATTTATGGTTGCGTGAAATTTATTTTGATTCTTGATGTGTCCCATTATGCAATGTGTTTTTGTTGTTGTTTGATGGGTCAAATGTACTGCAAATAATTGCATATGCCCTGTTAAAAATTGTTAAAATTGCAATTGGTTACAGATTGTAACCACCTTGACTATACCTATAAGGGTATAAATGCAACACAATTACCCTCGTTTATACCTTCAAGGGTACACTACGCCCACGAATAGCTGCCGTAGTTCGGGAATAGTTCGAAGTACATACGCATCATTATGGCATCAGCGTAGTCAGGCGACTTGCCATGCATGCGGGCTATTTCATCTTTGCTTATCACAGCAAGTTTGCCATCGGCTTCGGGTTGCCTGCGGCGTATCATGTCCAGTTCTTGCACTATCACATCCCGGAACTGATTCACTTTGAAGATTACTTTGTTCTGCTCGATTAATTCTGCGAGCTTAAAATAGCATTCTGCCTTTTGGTTGGTGAACCTATCGGGTTGCTTCGCTCTGCCACCATTGAGAAACCCTCGACACTTTAAGCTATCCACTACACCACCACCCACACCATCTTCATCACAGATCACATTGCTTAGTTTGATGCTATGCCTGTCGCATAGTTGGCGAATGGTGGTAACTACGGTTGTGATTGGCTGCTTACGCAGCTCGTGTATCTCCATCAAATGCAAACCATGCCACACGCATATGACGCTACGGTCTTTTCCTAGTCGTGCGATATCTGCACTTATGTATTTATCTCCTTTGCTTTCCTCATCCCGGAAGCAGCGCACTAAATCATCGTACTGGTAAAGGTTGTCTACGCTTTCATCATACTCCCAGTCACCGTGTAACAGCCTTCGTCTATCTATTTCGGGCAAACGTTCTAGTGTTTCAATGTAGCTTTCAGGTAGGTGTGGGTTGTCAGTAGGTAGTGAAGGGATGAATGCAAGATGCTGTGGCAGGTTGTCTGCTTTGTGTGGTGCGTAGAACTCATTGTAAAGCCATCCCTTGGACGGATTGCAAGTGAGTAGCATCTTCGGTGGTAAGTCATATTCGCGTAGCTTAAAACGAATACGCGACTGGAGTATGTCTATCGCTCGTTTGCTAACCTGTGCCGCCTCGTCTACGTAGGCATCTGTTAATTCCAACCCGCCTAGGCTATGGAACTCCGCATCTGAAGGGTATGCAAAAAGGTCTTTGAGTATTATCTCGCTACCATTGCTGAATGTTATAACGTGCGTTTGATTGTTGATGGTGTAGTGTTCATTAGGTGCTAAGCCTAACATGTGCGCTACTTCAAAGAATGTCTTGAGTGTTGTCTTTTTTAACGTATCCAACTTGCTTCGACCTATCAACCCTCGTGTACCAGGATACTTGAACCTGCGGGTTATCTGCCAAGCACAACCAATGAAAGATTTGCTTCCACCTGCTGCACCTCCGAACAGCACCACACGTGCCGGGTGTGAATTACCCAGTACGCGCAGTGCTTCGTTTTGTTTCGGTAGGTATTCAATCATTAAAACGGTAAATCATCTGTGCTTTCCGCTTGTGATTCGTTAGTTTTTTGAATTTCCGATAGTTGTAATGAAAAAAACTTACCGTTTTTGCCCTCAATAACCCATGCACCAAGGCGCATTTCTTTGCCGTTGACTAGCAGATTACCAAAATAATCAGGGTGTTGGGCTGTTTGTTTACGATTGTTTTTGAATAGGCTACCTTGGCCTTCCTTTAGTGTGTAATTACTCATTGTGTTTAATTATTGATTACGTTAATATCTTCGTACATGAGTGATATGGTAATCTTACCACCCAGTTCTGTAGTTTCAACTATATTGAAGTCTAATTGTTGGATACTATGGCCTTCGATGTAACCGATGTATACTTCTGTATCATCGGAATACTGTGCAAGCTTATCCCACAATTCACCTATTGTCATAGCTTATATTCATCTTTGTCGGTTAACAAATGTAATTCCTCAAAGATAAGACGCATTGCAATATTATCGGTCATTGATGGTCGCATGCTGCGCTTAGCAGTTAGCACAAACAACTTGCGTAACAACTCAACTTCTTTCTGTTGATCGTACTTCATCAGTATTCATTTTGATTTTCGATTAATTCCCTATAACGCTCCTGCCTGTACTCTGTGAACTGGTAAGGTCTGTTCTTGTATACACGAAAGCGCATGTCATTATCCCATGTAGGCAGGTCATCGTATTCACGCATCAAAGCTATTTCAATCTGTGGTGGATTGCTGCGCTTTGCTTCCTGTGCCGGGGATTCATGTATCTTCAACTTATCTGCTGCCTGTTGGATAGCATCCACAACCTGGGGGTGTTGGAACATTTCGTAGATGTTGTTGTTGCTCTGTTGATCCTTAACCATGCGATTGGTTACAGCATCACGTTTGCTGAAGTACTTGCGTATCCATTCAAAGAATATTTGCCCATCAATTCGGTTATACACGGGCCCATACTCACCCTTCATTGCCATGCGGAAGCAAATGCGGAACTCATCAACACGCAGGTAGTAGTATTCTTCCATAATCAATTCAGCTGTGAGCATTAGTTGCTGTGGGTTCATAGGCTGTTGCAGGTTAAAGTACTGTTGGCATTCATCCATTAACGTGACCAATACACCCAGTGCTACTTGTTCGCCTTTTTGCTTTTTAATTTCACTAAGTGCCGGGGATGTCTTCGATGCCAAGACTTGATGCAAGGCTGCTTCGGTACTGCTTGCGGAATTGTTCAAGCTCACTATTTCTTTTCTCTCGTTCATTTTGATTTGGTTTATTGTTTTCAAATTTAGAATTATTGTTCATCCAGTTGCGGACTGCCGCTTCCCAATTTTTCATTTTGTTTTTGCCTACCATCCATCCATTGCTTTCGTAATGGTTGAAGAATGCCTTTGATTCGGTTACTACTTTGGCATCATTCCACACGTTCCCGGCTAATGAATTTCTTTCTTTCATAAAATTTAAAATTTCATCATACGCAGGAGCACGAAAGTGCGACCTTGAAACCTTAGCATTTACATTTTCATTAGCATTAACATTAACATTCTCATTTACATTTACATTAGCTTCAACCTTGCTTACATCTTGCTTCGGTTTTGCTTCCTGTTTGCTTATGACTTGCTTTACTTTTGGTTTGTTTCCGTTCTCGTATCGCTTTTGGTTTGCATCAAGTTGTGGCTTGATTAAAGTGAACACGGTCTTAGCCACACCCTTCAACTCAACCTCGTTAAAGTTCAATGCGTATTCAAAGATGGCAGAATAAACTTGTGCCTGTGTATCGGCATCGAGTTCCTTAATCGCTTCGTAAAACGATCTATAAAAGACTGTGGATTCTCTCATAAGAATAAACCCACCACTACACACAAAGGACTATCCGCGCACGAAAGTGCTATGGCAATGCGGTAATGGTGGGATTTAAAATGTTTTTCATATACGGATAGTCAATGCGAAGATAGTCAAACTATCTCTACTTCCAAATAATTGTAGCGATTATAAAACCTACGATAGCACCAACAGCCAGTATCAAAAACATCTTGCTGTTGCTTGTGTCGCATTCGGGTTCTTCATATTTCATTGCTCTAAATAAGTTTTAATTGTTTGTGTGAATTCTTCAAATGACCTGCACACCTTGACTGCATATCCTGCATTGATAAGCTGTGCGTGAACGATTTTTTGTGTGTCCGATAGTTTACCCTTTTCGGTTTTCATTTCAATAAATAGCGCGTGGTGTGGCCCGTTGCTCATGCATATCATTAAATCAGGCATACCGGGCATGGCTCCTTCTGCTTTCAATAGGTTCCATCTACGCGCTCTTTGTAAAGGTGTACCGCCTATGTACACACCATTGGGAAAGGAAGCAATTAAAACGCGGGGGAATGAGTAGCGAAACCATTCAACACAGCGTTGTTGTATCTTACTTTCTTCATGCTTCATGTAACATCATTTTAAAGGTGTACCAAAATAAGCCCACATAGTCGTATTGTGCATCAATAGATACTGCGGGCAGCGTGTCACGTAGTTCACCGTACTCCCAATGTCCTAATGGCTGCACTTCATAATCACATTGTGTCGTTGTTTTGCTGTACTGGATGCTAGTTAATGGCACAGGTTCGGTAAATTTCACAACGTAGGAGTAGTTGTGATTGATAGTGACTAGGTAAAACATACGTGCAGGTGAATAGATGCGCTTTGGTTTTTCAGTTTCCCGAAAGTGACCACCTACATTGTACTCATTTGCGCTCATTAGTTCATCAGTATTCGCATCATAGAAGTCCAACTCTTGCTTTATGTGCCTCCACCTAGTAGATGCCAACCGATTGTTGAAGATTACCATCATCCATTCATGTACGGTCTTTTCAGGTACGCCTAAATCAACTTGAATCTGTTTGATTGAATGCTTATTCAATGCTTTGCGCAGGTAGTTAACCTGTCTTTGTGTGGGTAGCTTATTCATCACCTTCATGTTTTATGTTTATTGAATTGATTAACTCGCATACCGGGACATCCATTGCCTTACTCATGTTGATCAGTTGTGATAGTTGTATCACTCGCACATCACGCATCCAGTTGTAAAACGTCCTTTCGTTTACGGGTGTGTTGTTTCTTTGCATCGCACGCAGGAGGGCAGCCTTACTGCCCACCGTGCGTACAACTAGTTCATTGAATCTTTGCTGCTTCATGAAATCGGTTTAAGTTGTGGATTAGCCATGTAGAATATTTCGCGGTGTATCTCACTAAACTTGTGCTGAAACACGGCCGCATCAATAGCTTCATACAAACGCTCACGCATGTCCTTTTCTAAGCGTGCTGATACTTCTTCGGCCTCTTCATACTTGCAGGTGTCTACATTAGCGTAGACGCTATTCATGCGAATCTGAATAAGCACTAATTGCTCTGTGATACAGCAATAGTTTTTTTGATAAGTGCCACATATGTAGTAATGTGGTAGGCTTACATTAGTAGTCCCCACTACCGTAGGGGCTACTTGTTGTACTTCGATTGTCTTTGTCATGTTAATTGATTATTTGATTTTAAAAAAGTTATCGCTACAAGCTTCATTGATGGCAAGTTCAAGTTCATCTTGCAATGCCTTGTTATTTGATTCATCAATGCATTCTGTGATGTTTAGTTTACCACAGTAGATGGTGTATTCAACATCACTAACTGAAAACTCAGATGGATTTTCATAGTCAGATTCACGGTAGTAAGCGTTATAACTTACTTCGATTTCTAGTAGTGCAGGAATGATACTGCTTTCGTGTTCAAATTTGAAATACATAGTGCTTATTGTTTTGTGTTATCTTTGTTTGACCCTGCAAATATATACAGGATTACTTAGACTGCAAATAATTTCATAAATTTTTTTGGATAATTGTGTAAGTAGTGAAATATCAAGGCATTACAATTCGTGGATAAACAAGGCAACAGGGTTGACACACGATAAAACACGGGCAAAAGACCTCGTGCATGAAGTCCTTACCCGGTTACTGGATAGGCCTGAACAGGATGTAGTAGATATTGTTTGCCGTGGTAAGGTAAGGCAGTATGTAGACAGGGCTTTATGGCTATCATGGCACAGCAATAGAAGTGACTACGCTATGCGCTACCGTAAATACTACGAGCTTATAACAGATAAGGGTGTAGATGATACCAAACAAGATGAGACATGGCTAGGTTCCTTTGTAGATGGTGAGTTTTTATTCAATGCTATTGATCGCTTGAATGAACACGATGCCATATTACTGCGTCTATACTCCAAACCTGATTTTAACTACCAAAAACTAAGCGCAGAAACAGGTATACCAAATGCCTATCTTCGTTTATCAATACACAGAGCATTAAAACGAATACGCACATATGTTCAACTTCAACGTACCACCAGCAATCCAACGCGAGAGGCTTGAGATTTGCAAGAAATGTAAATGGTTTAATAGTCAATGGTCAACCTGTGGTACACCTTTGATAGGTGGCACGGTTATGCCTGAAGAAAACGAGCTTACCTATTACAAAGAAAAGATAAAGCTTTGCGGGTGCTTTATGCATCACAAGGTAAAGTATAGGTTTACTTCATGCCCGGCACGTAAGTGGAACGCATTAGACTGGAGTGAAACCGAAATACAAAAACTAGATGAATTTATTCAGCGCATAAACGGTGCGCCGAAGATAAGCCAAGAAGATACGGCCCTACTTTACTACTGGCTAGGTAAGGTCACAAAGAAACATGAGCAGCCAAGTCAATGCGCTTCATGTATACGTGACCTGATTAGTGAGTTCAGAAGGCAGCTAGGTAAACTTAACGAACATAAACAAGGAAAACAGTAACATTATGCCATTACCAACACCAAACACAGACGAATCAAAGAGCGCGTTCATAGCACGCTGCATGAGTGATGCAAAGACGAAAGCAGAATACCCGGATACCCAGCAACGTATTTCGGTCTGTATCGTCCAATACGATAAGAAGTAATTGTTTTAAACAAATCTTTACAACATGCCATTTGAAAAAGGAATATCAGGCAACCCAAACGGAAGGCCCGTTGGTGCCGTAAGCGATAAGGTCAAAATGTGGAATGAGTTAGGCGAATGGTTTACCCAACAAGGTGCAGCCAAATGCATGCGGATTATGAATGATATGGAGGATGAGGAGTATATTAAGCATTATACTGCGCTACTTGAATACTTTAAGCCTAAACAGGCACGCATAACGCATAGTGGTGATGAAAAAGCACCGGTTATCATTCAGGTGCATGCAGATCTGTAGAATTCCACAGAAAAGGATGAGCAACTAGGATGGTCAAAGATTTCTGTAGAATCCTATAGAAATCCTTGAGCAACCAAGATGATGAAAGATTTCTGTAGAATCCTATAGAAATCCTTGAGCAACTAAGATGATGAAAGATTTCTGTAGGATTCTACAGAAAACTTTGAGCAACTAAGATGATGAAAGATTTCTGTAGGATTCTACAGAAAAAGTTGAGCAACTAAGATGATGAAAGATTTCTGTAGGATTCTACAGAAAAAGTTGAGCAACTAAGATGATGAAAGATTTCTGTAGGATTCTACAGAAAACTTTGAGCAACTAAGATGATGAAAGATTTCTGTAGGATTCTACAGAAAAAGTTGAGCAACTAAGATGATGAAAGATTTCTGTAGGATTCTACAGAAAAAGTTGAGCAACTAAGATGGTGAAAGATTTCTGTAGAATTCTACAGAAAAGGATGAGCAACTAGGATGATGAAAGATTTCTGTAGGATTCTACAGAAAAGGATGAGCAACTAAGATGATGAAAGATTTCTGTAGGATTCTACAGAAATCCTTGAGCAACTAAGATGGTGAAAGATTTCTGTAGGATTCTACAGAAAAGGATGAGCAACTAGGATGCTCAACGATTTCTGTAACAAAACAAACGCAAAAACTACAATACAATACAACATGAAAGTAAAGTTCAGCATAGCAGCTAATGCAAAGGGTGTAACACTTGGCAAATACATTGACTACCAGAATGCGGTCGATAAGCTTGAACAGGTGCGCGTCATAACTGGTAAGAGTACGGATAGCATAAGACTACTACAATCAAATGTGATAGATGATATCATAATGAGATTTGAAGCAGCCATAAAGCTAGGTAGTAATGACTTTGAACGCAAGGTGCGGGTGGGTGCTATTGAATTAGGCTTTGTCCCTAACCTTAATGAGTTGACCTTTGGTGAATACATCGACCTGGATTCTAACTGTGCCGGGGTGTGGAAGGATGGTAAGATAAACGGTGAAGCAGCATTCAAAATGATGTGCATACTATACCGCCCGATTAAAGCTAAATTCGGCAAGTACTACGATATAGAAGCATACAACCCTAACGCCAAACGCAAGTACGAAAATGAAGTGTTGCAGTTGACACTTGACCATGTGATGAACGTGCTTGTTTTTTTTTCGAATTTAGAAGCCGAACTGTACAACAGTTCCCTAGATTATTTAGCAAAGGAGATAACGGAGATAGTGAAGGAGATGAAGGAACAACCCCAGACGGCCTAGCCGTGTACGGTTGGTTTCACATCATAGAAGTGCTTGCTGATAGAGATGTGACAAAGTTTGATATGGTAACAGAGCGTGGTGTGATGGAAGTTTTCACACACCTAACGTACTTAGCCGATTATG